AGGCAATCATTAAAGATGCGTTGGAATTTCTGACCAAGATTCGTGACCTTGATGATATTATCAAGGCCGCAATACAAAAAATTACTGTCAAAGCATTAATCGAGAAACTCAAGGAACAGTTAATCAAGGGGTTGATGGATGCGTTTGATAATATCCGAAGTGCAATTGAAAACTTCAATATCGAGAATGTAATTGGCAACGTATCTACCTTCATCAATGAACAGTTGGTGAAGAGAGTGATGACTCAAAAAGAGAAAATGTGTTTGTTTTTCAATGACGAAAACAAAAAAGCAATTGAAGATAAATTCAAATCTCTCGTCGATTACGCTGTTGGCCTCTTCGAGAATCCCAATATTGAGGAATTATATTATTTAATCTCTCGTTTTTGCGCCTTTATCTTCAACATTGAGGCGTTAATGAACCAGATTAAGTCACCCCTTGACAACTTTGCAAATAAATATTCTAATATAGCGAATCGACTTAAGATCATTTCTAACATCAACACATCTTCAGCAATCAGAAATGGTGCTGTAAGAATGTCAGATGAGAAGAAAAAAGAGTTGATCGAGAAACAGGAGACGATGTGGTCACCTGAGAATGGTAAGGCAATTACTCCCACTGGAGAAGAACCAGTGAATGTGAAACGAATTACCATTAAAGAATATTCTACCCTGCCATCATGTAAAGATGTGAAAGAGGGTACAGACAGTAAGATAGGTATATCTGGTGATTGGGTCGATGATGAAAACTGTGGCCTAGAGGGCTATGTCAATATTGATTTAGATGTGAAGGTATATTTGATTCGACTATCAGATGAGCTTGGGTCTAAGATGGATATCACATCTGGCTGGAGAAGTCAACAATATAATGAAGAAATTGGAGCTCCACCGGAATCATCTCATATGAGTGGTAAAGTCGTAGACATCAAGGCACCGGGTGATGATGAGGAAACATTTACAAATACAGCCATAAAGGTAGGTTTTAAACACGTAAGGTTCTTAGATTCGGGTGATATACACCTTGATATAAGAAGGAGACCATCGTAATGCCACTGACAACATTAGACGCCAGGGATCTCTTTACCCCGGTCACTAAAAAGGTATCTCTGTATCAAGATTTTTCAAAAGATCTTGCTCAGAGTCCTCTTTCTGCTGACATCGTCATGTTGAAAGATGAGGACGCAGTGAAAGATGCAATCAAAAATCTTTTACTGACGGACCCAGGTGAAAGACCTATGCAACCATTCCTCGGTGGTGGCATCCGTGAATTGCTTTTCGAAAATATTACCCCATCTACACTGAAATTATTAAAAGATAAAATAACATCAACCATTGAATTGTATGAGCCAAGAGCAGAACTTATAGATGTTTCTGTTCGGTCAGAAATTGATGATAATACAGTTGGTGTTGTCATTCAATTTTATATTCGCAACAGACAACAGCCGATCACACTCGATGTGATTTTAGAAAGGATTAGATAAATGGCAGACGTCAAGACACCAATCACAGAACTGGACTTTGATGGGATCAAAACCCAATTAAAGACATATCTGCAAACACAGACACAGTTCAAAGACTATAATTTTGAAGGGTCGAATCTGAGTGCACTGCTCGATGTCCTTTCGTATAATACGTTTATGAATAATTATTATACGAACATGGCAATCAACGAAATGTTCCTCGACACCGCCTCAATCAAAAACTCAATTGTCTCCCATGCTAAAGAATTAAACTATCTACCAAGATCCCGAAGATCTGCAAGAGCAGAAGTTATCGTTACGATCACTGATGAGACAGAGACTGCTCAAACACTCACGATTCCACGATATAGTATTTTTCAGGCAACATATCTTGGTGAGGCATTCCAGTTTGTCACAGACGAAACATATATTGCCAAGAGAATAGCTGCCGGTGTTTATCAAACAGAAACGATTACACTATTCGAAGGTCAGATGCTAGAAAGCTTCCAGAGAGAAGGCTTCATTGTTGATGCAGATGGTGTGCTCAGGGTAGCACTTTCTAATGATAATGTCGATACAGATTCATTGGTGGTATTCGTTGATGCTGAGGCGACAGACGATCAAAATGTTTTCACAAGGGCAAATGACATATTTGGTGTCGGGCCAACGGACAAGGTATTTTATGTAGAGCCTTATTTTGATAATCGATATAGTGTTTATTTCGGTGGGAATAAATTCGGTGCACAGCCAGAGGAATTTGAGGATGTTCGTGTTCGATATAGAATCTGTTCTGGTGAAGAAGGTAATAAAATTTCTGCATTCACAGCTTCATTCATAGAAGGGGCATCGATCTCAGTCGAGACGGTGACTCCTTCTACGGGTGGAGCCGAACGTGAATCGATGGAATCTATTCGATTCAATGCTCCTAAGTCAATTCAAATTCAAGAAAGGGCTGTTACCACAAAGGATTACGAAATCCTTCTCAAGCAACAATTCCCAGAAATCACGGCAGTATCTGTGTACGGTGGTGATGAGTTAGATCCACCACAGTTTGGTAAGGTCGCGGTTTCGGTATATCTTTCAGACGATACGACAATTATTTCCCAGACACTTGCTAATTCTTATCTTGAATATTTGGCGGATAGATCTCCATTGTCCATCGAACCTATATTTGTTCAAACAGAATTCGTATATGCTGACATGATCGTGGACGTATCCTACACTGGTAAGCAAACAAGTAGATCTGCCAGTGAATTAGAAACCTTGGTACGTAATGCAATCGGTACCTTTTCTGACGACACCCTTGAAGACTTCGATAAGACATTAAGAGTGTCTAAGCTTTCAAGTGCAATCGATAGTATTGACACTGCAATTAAGAGCACTAGCCTCGAGATTAAACCTATCATCGAATATGCCCCAGCACTGAATGTAAAAGGCAATCCACGATTTCAGTTTAATGCTCCTCTCGTTAGGCCATATCCCTTTAGAGATGAGAACGGATTCCCAGACTATAAGCCGGCAATCAAGAGTAGTCCTTATGACGTAGATGATGTTTGCGTATACATTCAAGACGATGGCTTGGGTAATATTCAGATCGTCGTTGATGATCCGGCCAATCCTCAGGTCATTAATCCAAAAGCCGGTACTGTAGATTATGATACTGGTGAGGTTAGATTGGTTGACTTTGTTGTTCAACGATTCGATGGGTCTGGTATTAAGGTCACGGCAAACACCAAAGACCAAGATGTCAAATCACCAAAGGGTCGTGTATTCATTATCCGCGACACTGACGTAACTGTCAATATGAATCTAGTCGAAGCAAAAGAGGCTACGATTAATCAGGCCAAGACCTATAATTAATACGGTAAAGTAAAATGGTTGGCATTGTAGACAAAAATGTATCTCTCTTCGTAGAAAGTCAATACCCCGCTATCTATAAGGAAAGCGGACAGGAATTGATTGCACTCACGAAAGAATACTACAAGTGGTTGGAAGAGACCACGAACCAATCTACCTATAATGCTCGTAGGATGTTTGAGTATCGTGATATCGCGACCACTCAAAATGAGATGTTACTTTACTTTAAAAACAAATATATGGCAGATCTTCCCCTTGATGAAGCAGGGGTAAAGGTACTAGTTCGAAATATCCTTGATCTATATCAACGTAAAGGTTCGGCTTCTGGCATTAAGCTTTTCTTCCAAATGTTTTACAATAAGGATGTTGAGGTCGTTTATCCTGCAGCGAATATGCTCAAGGTATCCGACTCTAAATGGAAGACCGGTAATTATCTGCAGATGTACCCAAATAATAATCAATTCTTTTCACCCACCGGTGAACAGTACGATTATAGTACACTTCTTTCTCGTAATATTACAGGATCGTTTTCTGGAGCAAAGGCTGCGGTCGATAAAATTAATACGATTCTATTAAATGGTATCTTGACCCCGATCATTTATATTGATCAGGTAAGAGGTTCATTTCAAAAATATGATCAATTATTGACAATCGTGAATGGTGTAGAGGTAGGATTTGGATTCGTAAACGGATCTATGAACTTTTTAGATGTTGATGATCAGCTCGGAATCAGAACCGTAGGTAATGAGGTTGGTGATATTGTAAATGTCACATCGCCGATAGGGACCGGAGGTACTGCAGTCGTCACAAAGATATCAGAAGATATTGACGGTCAGGTAAAATACGATCTACAAGATGGTGGTTGGGGTTACAGTCTCGAAGAAACAAGATTACTTTCTTCGAATCAGCTCATCCTTTTAGATAATTCGGCTGAAGATTTCGAAATATACGAGAGACTCAGTGACACGAATGGTACATCTGGTGTAGTAACAGGACAAACAACGAGTTATGTTGCTGTCAGAATAGACACTGGTACATCATTCAGTCTGTCATATACCGTAAGTACAGTTGATCGTAATCCAAATATTACTGTACCAGCAGTCAGTTACACAGTTCTCAATAGTTCTGCTCCTGGTAATTTAGAACCAGATACCGGATTATCGACAGACGTTCGAGTAGAATCCATATCTAATTCAGAGACAGTCAGTCTTATCACTGACCTAATTTCTCCATATGTGTCTGTCGCATTAAATGCTGCAGATTATGGAGCAAGTACTCCAATGTCTGGTTCAGCCTCTCCTGTCAATATTAATACCGTACTAGAAGACGCATTTGATTTGCAAGATATTACCATTGGAACTATCGATGCGTTATTAAACGTCAACCCTGGTACTGCCTACACAAATGATGTGAAATCTGTATTGCAAGATTCTTTATTTTCCAGATTCGACCGAAGAGACCAAAATATTATCTTCACCAATTCCGAAGAGGTATTTGATTTTTCAATCGGTAATATCATCACAGAGACAGGAACTGGTAGACAAGGTATCGTGAGGGAGATTAATTCTAACGGCTATCTTCGAATCACACCTTACACCTATTACGGGTTTGACAGCCAAACAAATGATATTCTTAGAGATGGTATTGTCTTATATTCAACGATAAAGTCAGAACAAAATTATGATTCGCCTAAATTGGGTGAAAACGCTGTCATTGCATCTCCTGTAGCATTCGAAATAGGAACGATTGAAGAGGTAGCTGTTCAAGGCTCTGGGTTTGGATATCCCGATGGGACATATGTACAGCTGACAAGACCCTCAGATGGATCGGTTAGAGCAGAGGCAGTGGTAACGTCACAATCACAGGGCACGAATTCTGGTTATTGGTCTAATTTTAATTCTCATATTAATGGATACACGAAAACACTGGCCGAGGACGGTGAAGATTTTTATTACGATTCGCAGAAGAAGGTTCAGGATAGTGATTATCTTCAGGAGTATTCTTATGAGCTTAAGAGTGCCGTCAATCCAGCAGATTACATGCCGAGTCTTCTTGAGAATGTGCATCTTGCCGGTACTAAGGTATTCAATCAATTCTTATTTAAAAACAAAGTAGGTATATCATTAACCTCTAACTTCATTCGATATTTCAATGATGATGGCCAGGGTTCAATTTTCGATACCCAGGATATTAATGCTATTACCTCAGATATTTTAAACTTTACTGTAGATTCTACAATATTGACATCAGATAATGTTAACACAATTTAAAATAAATAACAGATAAAAACTTTTTGGAGATAACATGGCCAAGCAAACAGTCGATATAGGGGCAGTCGCCAATGACGGCACTGGTGATCCTATACGAACAGCGATGCAGAAAATTAATGGTAACTTCACAGAGGTGTATAACTCTTTAGGTGGGGATATCGTTACCAACCTTGTCAACTCAGATGAAGAAATAGAGCTTCTTGGTACAGCAAATAAAATTTCTTTCCTCTACGCATTAGAATCCGAGGTTCTTGCATTAGATCCAGCCGCGCATCACGGAGTCATTGCTCACGCTCATGACACAGGGGCCATGTACTATGCTCATGGGCAGTGGAATAAACTTCTCAGTGATAATTCAGCTGGTAATATAGGTTCATATGTTGATCCTCTTGCACCATTTGTCTACGACGGTACTATTACAAACACAGAAGCGGCCAATTACGTATTACAGACAAATGGAGATGGTACCTATACTTGGGTAACCAATGCTGGTGGCGGTGGTGCTAGTAATTTACCTGATCTCGGCGATGTCACAATCAGCAGTCCGACCAATGGCCAGGTATTAAAATATAATGGATCAGCTTGGATTAATGATACAGATGCCACTGGCGGTGGTGGTGCAAATATCACCGTATCAGATGAAGGATCTTCATTAACGACTAGTCTGGCATCAATCAATTTTGTAGGTGCTGGTGTTGTTGCTTCGACTTCTGGCGATGATGTCACCGTGACAATTGCAGGCGGCGGTGGTGGTGGTACCTTTGCCACACTAACCGAGGTAGATACAGCCGATTTAGATGTTGATGATATTGCGTTACAGGCTGTCAGTAACTTGGTAGTCACTGGACCTGATTCGACACGTTATCTGATTGATCAATACCCAGGTGATAATCCCACAGTCTATGTAGATCGTGGCCAGACGATTGCCTTCAATCTCGATGGTGTTACTGCATCTCACCCATTTAGAATTTTAGATATCGGTGGCGGATCTAATTATAATACAGGATTGGTACACGTTGCTCAAGATGGTACAACAACTACAGGAAGTAATGCTCAAGATAAAACAAGCGGTACACTCTATTGGAAAATCCCAGGTAACGCCCCTGCTGGTACATATGAATATGTTTGTACTGTCCATGCATCGATGAATGGTGATATTGTTGTTCGAGATCCATCCGCCGGTGGTGGTGGAGGTAGTGCAACACGAAACACAGAGGCAGAAACAACGGCATCTATTGCTGACGGAGCTTCTGATAATGTCGAATATGCATCAATCGGTAAGTCCTATGCACTTTATTCGATTCAATCAGATGGTGCAGCTTGGGTTAGAATTTACTCAGATACGGCTGCAAGAACGGCTGACGCTGGAAGAACACAAGGTGTAGATCCTGCAGAAGGTTCTGGTGTAATTGCAGAAGCAGTATTCACCGGAGCCGGAACCGTAAAGATTACTCCTGCAGTATTCGGTTGGTTAGATAATTCAGAAACCGTGGTCCCAGTTGCAATACAAAATAATACTGGTTCTACTGGTACGGTCACGGTAACATTAACTGCTCTCACATTAGAGACCTAATATGTCAGACAAGAAAAGATATGAGGTTGTACTAGCTGAAGGCGTCGATAAAGATGACTTTGTAGCAGAGTTCAGTGGTGTGGTGGACATTCCCAGCACACTGCAATATGTTCCTCGATGTCTTATTATTGATATGACAGATAGCCAAAAAGATGTTTTGGAAGCTGATTCTCGTGTCCAAGAAGTAGATTGGATTTTTAGAGAAGAAAGAAATGTAAAGCATCATGGTTATAATGAAATCACTCAGACAAAAAAGCCAACGGTAGACCAACAATCTGCTTGGAATTCTGTAGATGGCTCGGAATATACCAGTAGCTTTATCTGTTATTCTGCAGGAATAGATACCTCATCTCTCACTGCATCCGGTCAAACTGTTGGAATGTTTTATGATTCTGGCCTGGCTGATGGAGATCAGGAAGATCCAATTGCAATCTCAAACGCTACTATTAAACAAAGCTTTGATGGGTCTACTGTTGATATAGTCATATTGGAACCGGCCGGTAATGAGAACAATACGTTAATGTCGAATAACGCCAGCCATCCCAATTTTTTGAAACCAAGTGATAATAGTTTCAAAATTGTTCCAATGGATTGGAGTTCTTATGATGGTTCTGTAACTGCGTCTGAAAATAATCAGGTATCCAATACAAACTATGTACATGAACATGCTGTTGCGTCTGCTATGGCAGCAGCCGGAACGTGCACCGGCTGGGCAAAGAATTCTGATGTAAGATTGATATATACTACTAATGGCGCGACTGCGGCTGTCAACGCAATAGTGGCTTGGCACATTACCAAACCAATCAATTCAGCCACCGGCCGAAGAAACGCGACAATCATAAACAATTCTTGGGGCTACTTCGCCAGCGGCCAGTTTAATTATTATATTCCGGTTGATCTAATCTCACAATTTATTTGGTATGATAGCGATGGAAATCAAACAACTGTGAACAGACCTGGTGGTGGTTGGGCCAATGATTTCACAGCTTTTCATGCTGGTGGATTTTCATTATGGCAGATAGAAAGGTCTGATGCACCCGGCAATTATTTTTGGTGTGTAAAATCAGGTCAGTCGTCCCGAGCATCTTTTACGTTAGATTTGGCTTGGAATAATTTAAATACATATGAAGGCATATATTCTTTCTGGTCTTCAGGAAATGAACCAAACGTATATAGAGCAGACGACTCCCAGCCGCAATGGAATAATCAGTTATTCACTGACGCTGGGAATATATATGCTATTTCTAATTCACAAGGCGGTTTTTATAATGAAGACTGGACGATAGAAAATAGAGCAACAACTAGCTCATTTTATCCTCATAGAGATCCATATAATCATGAAACCGCAATTGTCGTTGGAGGATGCAACAATTCTGGTTTATATAATACATTTTCCGAGAGCGCTGCTCATGGCCATCTTGTAACTACAACTGCCGAGGTGAAGCGCGCATATAATTCAGTATCTAATTATGGCGATCCGCAGAGCGATGTAAATGGATATGTATGGAGTTTATATGGTGGTACCAGTAATGCATGCCCCCAAGTTGTTGGAGGCGCTGCTTTATTAGTCGAATATTTTTATAATAAGAAAGGTGCATGGCCAACGATAGCAGAGCTTAGGTCTTTAATAGAAGAGGCACAAGATTCTGTGGATTATAATACAATGGTTGAACCTATCTTTGAACCCACAAACCAACCTTTTGATTGGTCTTCAGCTGGTAGTGCCACTTCGATCATGCAGGAAGTTGCTAATATGGTAGAGGGTAATAATGGCCTTAATATTAATAATGTAGGAGATTCAACAGGAGGCAGCGCTGCTTATAAACCTGATCGTGTAAGGTATCAACCTACCAGTCAGTCTGGAGGACCCGGAGAGGATTTTGTATTTTGCAATACAACTCAGGCATACTATGCCACTGCAAACAAAAAACGCTTTGCTTTGCCTTGGCGATATAGGGTGGTGCCAGAATTTGTCAGTGAGCCAGTTCGAACAAACGTATATCAAAGCCGGCCTGTAAGTGGTCAAACATATCCTCGTAGAAAGATTAGACTCGGGTAATAAATAAACATAGAAAAGTAATGTGGAATTCAGATGGCCGAAATATTAACAACAAATTATAAGACCGATGTCCTTCGACGTTTTTACGAAGACATCGAGTCTTCGAATACGTATGTATTTGTTTCAGGGATTGAATTAGGAAGTATCCAGGCCACGAATTCACAGGTAGCCAAAAATTCTTTCCTATCAAAAACATTATTCGGCAAAAAGATCCGTCAGGAAGACGTGCGATATATGATCAAATATATCCCATGGGCCAACGGAGATACATACGTCCAATACGACGATACAGTAGATTTAGAAGATGAACGATTCTATGCCGTGGTAGGGCCCACCAATAACGATACGGGTGACTATCGTGTTTATAAGTGTCTATTTAATAATTATGGCGGTGAGGTATCATCCCCACCTAATTACGATCCCGCGGTAGGAGATCAAATTTATCGTACTGCAGATGGATACGTCTGGAAATACCTATACGCAATCAGTTTAATTGAATTTGAGGCTTATAACGCATTGGGTTATATTCCAATCGTTGGCACATTCGAATCAGATCCAGTTGCGAATACCTCCTTCTTATCATCATTCAGTGATATTTTTATCGAGAATAAAGATATCAATCAAGGCTATGAAGAGATTTTGGCTAATATCGTAGGTGCTGTATCCCCTAACGAGATTCAGGTAACTGGTGCCACTCTTAGAGAAAATGTCAAATATCATGCGAATGATTATTTCATCGGCCAAAGATTAAGGGCAACTACAGTATCCGCAAACACATTTTATTATGAAGTGACGGATTATGAATACGACGAAGGTACACAGAGAGGGATATTTACGGTAACACCAGATCCTCAGCCAGATAATCTAGGCTCTGCGGCCATTGGAATTACTCCCTTTATTACCATTACCGGTGATGGAACTGGTGCATCAGCTGTAGCAGAAGTTGATTCAGGTAGAATAAATAATATTCAGGTGATCACAGCAGGTAGTGGTTATCGAAATGCATCTGCAGTGGTAAAAGATCCTCTGTTTGATTTCGATCCAGAAGATACGGCAACCACAGATGTGAGGGCAGAGATCAGACCAGTATTATCACCACCCGGTGGCCACGGATATAATCTTTTAGATGAATTGAAGTGCAAGCATTTCTTGCTTTATGGATTCATTACGGGTGATGATAACGAGCAGATCGGTGATACAAATACATATAATGGTATTGGTATCGTAAAAGAGCCAGAATTCTTCCCCGATCCAAATGCAAATAATGCTGTCATCGCACAGGAGATATTCGATAATAGAATTGCAGTGACGACAGACGATATTGGTTTTATTACTGCTAATACAATTATTACCCAGATAGATTCGAATAATGAAACCATATTCAGTGGAACAGTACATGAATTAGATTTCACTTCAAACACGGTTTACATAGCACAATATGTCGGGGTCTATCCAAACCAACCTGGTAGTGATATTTCTTTAGATCCAGCATTGCCATTTAGAACAGATACCGGTGTTATCATTACTCCGAATTCACCGGCAGCAAATAACATAGTGACACCACTTTATAAACAACAAACGGGAGAGGTATACTATATCGAAGACTTCTTCCCATTA